AGAGGCGAATGGGATATATTTGTAAAAGGTATAAGTGCATTTACAGGCGACAAATGGGAATGGGTAGACACTGTAAGTCAAAGATGGAATGCTATCGCACGTGTCAAAGGACTATCAGAAAGCACTGAAAAAGAAAAAATTGCTTTTGACTGGTTAAGTGAAAGTCGTGCATACAGAACACCAAGACAACTTAACGGACTTACGCAAAAAAAGATAGGTGAACAACTTTTTGAACAACTGTTAGCATTGCAAATATTAGCAAACAGTGATCCGGCATATGCGGCTAGAATCAGTGAAAACATTATGAAGTTGCAAAATTGGCCAGGCTTTCGAACCAGTCAACCAGACCTATACAACATAATAGCAATTGCAATGAAACCAAACAAATTCAAAGATCGTATTGCACAAGACGTTGTTATTACTGTTCCTGAATTGCGTTTGAAACGGAACTTACGTGCTATTGCAAAACGTGACTTTCAAAACAGTGATTACAGTTACATGATGCTTATGTTACAACGCAATATGAATGATTACTTGCCTGCACCACTAATACAAATGCGTCGACAAATTGCAAACTGGCAACGTATTGTGCCAAGAGACAAAAATGTTATCCGTGATAGACTTATGTTACAGATGCGTAAATCAGGACTACAAAATGAATTTTACGAATATTTACGTCGTACAAAAACGGTCAAACAACGATAACAACCGGTAAAAAATCCTCAATCTCTGCTAAATAAAAGTAGGAACCGAACAATCGGAACCACCATTAGATATAGGAGATTAAAATGGCAGAATTTACAAGAACTCACGGTAATGCTCAACAGGTATTCCACATTGATACAGCTAACGGATCACTTTCAGGTGCATTAGCAGCATCAGCACCAGTTAACTTTACTGGACCAAAATTAGACTTCTTCAAAGTAATCGTAGAAAACGGTTCAAACTCAGCAAGAGACTTACAAAGCGAAGTTGGTACAAACGGTGCAGTAGAAGCAATCATACAGAAAATCAACAACGGTGGCGCAGGTGTTTACATCTACCAAGTTGAAGATTCAGCTGCAGGTCAAATTTCATTAGGAATTTATCCAACAGGTGCATACACAACATCAACATTACAAACTGCAATCAGAACATTAACTGCTGCAGGTTCAAGCAGTGTTGACTGTTCAGGTTCAGACGTTACTTCAGGTAACTTCAAGTTAGCATAATTTTAGTTAACTATTAAAAATAATAACCCTAGTTTTTATTAACTAGGGTTTTTTTACGACTAAATATTGGCATGAAAAATTATTTAGACGATGCTAGTCATAAAGTCGCATGGATATATGAAAGTCCTGATAAAGGTGATACAGTTTATAGACGGCGTCAAAATAGCACTGAACGTGAACTTGTAATTAAAAAGCCAGACGTTCATTCAATTTCAAAAGATTTCACTGAGATAGTAGCAGAAAGTGCTAACGATCCTGCACTTAAAGAAATGCTAGACAAACTACAAGTTTATTGGAGTTTACGCAATGCAAATAATTGATGTTGTAACCTACTTTGACTGTACTCCAACTGGCACAAAAAGTTACAGAAAGTTACAACCAGATAGTGTAAATGCAGTAGGCCATAAAATATCTACTCTTGACGATTGGAACTATAGTCGCAATCAGCAACGCAATTGGGAAACTATACTTCAAGTTGTTAGTTTAAAAACACAAACAATCGATATATCAAATCCTGTGATAATGACACGTGAAGATAAAAAGGTATGGCAATTTCATTTTAAAATTGAACACGAAGGTATCTACAATGACGGTAACGACAAACTTGGCCTGTTAAAGGCAGACGTACACGGCGTGCCGATGATTGTTGGACTAGGAGAAACACACAAAGAAGGATTTCTCATGCCTTACTTACTCGCTACCGGCGAAAATCAAAATATAATGTTCACTTTATTAGATGATTTACCAGCCCCTGATATTGCTTAATTAAAATAAATACTTTCAATAAAGGAATTAGAAAGACTACGATGGTAGACACAGCACCAATCGAAAAAAAGAGTTTAGAAGCACATGTTGATTTATGTGCCGAGCGGTATAAATCTATGGCACAAAACATAGAAAACCTTGATAAAAAGGTAGATCGCTTGGAAATGATGATTAATGAAGTTCACGGTATGGTTGAGAAAATGGCTCAACGAAGGACTGACCAGCTACTTGGCTGGGGAACAGGTATAATTGCAGCTCTTGTAGGAACGGTTGGATGGCTAGTGATAACTTACGTAGTCGGGTAACAGAAAAAGCCTCCCGATTATTAAACAAAATTGCAGATGAACTTCTGAACTCAAACCCCAATGCTATTTTTAGAAACGGTGATAGCATAATGGCGTTTGCTGATTATGAAATTGTAAAAGAATCGCAGGATGAATATTCTATTTACAAAGATGATATTTTTATAACGTCTTGTGGTACATGTAGAATTGCACTTAGTTATTGTATACTTGACAAAAATAACATGCCGACTGATGCTAAAAACCTGGTTATACTTGAAGATAAAATATTAGGTCGACAAAATGAAATGATGCATTATAGACATGTTGCTTCTAGTTCAAAAGTAGATGAATTCAGACGTGAAGTAGTTCTACATCGGCTTACAAGTGCAAAAGCAGAGTATCAAAACTTACAAAAACAATTGACTAAAAGTATAAATGTTGCTAAATACTGTCAACAAAAAGGATTCGACAATGAAATTATTTGACTTAGATTCTCCACAAACTAAGCAGTCCAAAAAAGTTCTTGAAAGCTATTTTGGTAACAGTATTGACTTTGCCGCTATGAAGCCTCAGGCTGCAAGTGACATGCTTACAAAAGTTCGTGGGTTGATATATGAACACCGTACAACTAAACCAGTAGTGCAAAGCGAAAACGATACCACTTACATGAAACTAATTGTAATGGAAAGAGGATTGAATGCAAGATTGCGTGAAGCAAACATTACACTTGAACCACAAACTGGTGCAACACAAATCAAGAATGATGGTGATGTAATTGGTTCAACAGACGATCAAGCAACTGCTATGCAGTTCAAAAAAGATGTTGATGATGGCAAAATTAAAATTGGCGAAAAAGCAAACTACAGTGCAAAGAAAGCACGTGCTGGCAAAGACATTGGCAAGCCAGGCAAGAATTTTAAAAAGATAAGCAAAGATGCTGCTAAGAGATATGGAAGCAAAGAAGCTGGCGACAAAGTAGCTGGTGCTATACTTGCAAAAATGCGTGAAGGTTACACACTAAGAACTAAGTCTGGACGTTTCCTAAATGAAAGCGAAGTACAACAAGCACAAGTTGTTTTGGCTGCACAGGACATGGTAGACAGAATGCAAAAAATGTTAGAAGACGTGACATCAATGCAGTTTAAAGATTTACCTGCACTAGCCGGAAGTATACAAACAACAATAGGCACTAATGAAGCACAAGCATTTAATGATGCAGCCGGACAAAGTTTAGCAGTGTTAGTTGATGCAATACAGGCTTCAAAAGTTGAAATGGAAACTGCACAAGGAACACTAACAGGTGTTGCTCCTGTGGTACCAGGACAAGAAGAAGTTGCAGGCACTCCAGCAATAGATGAGCCAGTAGCCGATCCACTAGCCGCAGATCCGATTGACGCAACAGCAGACGTAAATGTTGATGCAGAAGCAGGCGGTGAAGCAGTTGATGTAAATGTTGATGTACAAGATGGAGCTCTTGGTAGAGCAAGAAGATAAATGCGTATACTTGAGTTCACAAGTAGATCTGACAAACCATCTGCACAACAACTAACCGCACTTGCTGAATATCTGCTAGGCAGAGCTGATGACGAAGATACTCAACATACAGTACCAATTGACGTTTTTCTTAGCATGGCACACAACATGGGCGTGAATATAGGTGATCAACAACTACGTACCCTTGCAACACAAGATCCTCTTAAAAATATTATACAAAACGTAGATGCAGACAATATTGTACTTGTCGGTGCAGGAGTTACAGGTGAAGAAGGTGCAGACACTATGACAGTGGATCAAGCACAAGATACAGTTGCTGGTATGGCAGATGCGGCAAATCCTTTAACCTAAAAGCATTGACTTTTAAGTTTTATCTTGTATAATAGATAGATGCTTATAGAAAAATATCAATACAAAAATTTCTCCAGAAAACAAGTTGACGGCAAACGACTGTATTCTACTCCTGATGGCAATGCCGTGCCTAGTGTAACTACCATACTTGGTGCCACTCAATCAAAAGAAAAACAAGAAGGACTTGCACGTTGGAGAAAACGTGTTGGCTCTGATCAGGCTCAAGCAATAGTTACAGAAGCAGCCAATAGAGGTACACGTATGCATACCTATTTGGAAAACTATTGTATTGATGGTACAATAAAAGAGCGTGGAAAGAATCCTTTTAGTTGGCAAGCACATGCAATGGCACAAACTGTAATAGAACAAGGCTTATGCAATGTAAACGAAGTATGGGGAGTAGAAGTACCTATGTACTTTCCAGGTATATATGCAGGTACTACAGACTGCGTAGGTGTACACAGTGGCGATGATGCAATTATGGACTTTAAACAATCAAACAAGCCCAAGAAAGTTGAGTGGATCGAAGATTACAAACTACAACTTTGTGCTTACGCAGAAGCACACAATGAAGTGTATGGAACAAAAATACGTAAAGGTGTAGTGCTTATGGCAGTGAAGCCAGCAGTTGACGAAATGGGCCATTTAAAAGAAGAACCACTGTATCAAGAGTTTATTGTTGAAGGCGATGACTTTGAGCACTGGCGTCAGCAGTGGTGGAAGAGAGTTGAACAATACTATATCTCAGGCTAAATACAGCTAGATTACGGAGTTTCAATAGATGGCAATAGTACAAGTATCACGGATTACAAACCGTAAGGGTTTGAGTGAAAATTTACCTCAACTAGCAGGTGCGGAATTTGGTTGGGTAATTGATCAACGTAAATTGTACATTGGTAACGGTACAATAGCTGAAGGTGCGCCGGCTATTGGTAACACAGAAATACTCACACAGTACAGTGATATTCTTGCTATATCAGCGGCCTATACTTATAAAGGCGAACATGCTGGATATACTGTACAAACTGGGCCAACAAGTAGTGATCCTGTTGCACAAACAGTACAAGCAAAACTAGATAATTTTGCAAGTGTACTAGACTTTGGTGCAACTGGAGATGGAGTTACAGATGATACAGATGCAATAAACAGAGCACTCTTTCAATTGTTCTGTAGACAAACAAACACAACTATCAGACGTAGTTTATTTTTTCCAGGTGGCACATATAGAATTACTGGTTCAATAAAAGTACCTCCTTATGCAAAACTTTTTGGAGACGGTCCTGACAGTGCTATACTTGAAATGGATGTAGGATCAGATAGTTCTTTTGGTGCATATGTAATTCAAACTGCAGACAGTTTACAACAAACAGGTGTAAACATAGGTAGTAATAGTGCAGTCGCTCCAAGAGATATAGTTATCAGTGGCATGAGCTTTACAAGTTTAGAAGCGGGTGTTGACATGATGCTTATTGATAGAGCAGATGGCGTAAGTGTTACTAACTGTAACTTCAAAGGTAGCCTAACCACTAATCCATCAAGTGCAGGCGCAGACATTGCAGGTGTACGTTTTGATAGCACTGCATCAAATACCTGTAAACAAATAGAATTTAACAACTGTAAGTTTAGTTTTTTATCATATGGACTCATCACTGACGAAAACATACAAGGAGTTACTGTACAAAATTCACAGTTCACTAATTTGTATCAAGGTGTAATGCTAGGCACAGGCACACCAGATAATGGCGGTCCTGAAGGTGTAAGAATTGTACAGAACTTGTTTGATAAAATTGCTAAACAAGGCATAAGCATTGGTGCAGTTGCATACAACATCAGTGCGTATAACATTTTCTTAGACGTTGCAAACGACTACTTAGGAGCAGGCAATCAAGCCGCTGCAGTGATCGAATTCAACGGTGATAACAATGTATCTGTTGGTGATATGTTTGAACGCAGTGATGCTGATGACAGATTACAACCTCGTGTAAAGAATAACGACAAAGCCTGCTATGCATTAACAAACGGCGATGAAATTGAAATTGGAACATATCATAGACTTGCAGGTGTCAGTTCAGCACTGACAGTACAAGGCAGTGCAACAACAATTTTTACCGTAAACACTCTTAATGCAACTGCTTTTAATGTAATATATCAGTACAAAGAACCAAGTACTAATGTGATCCGTTTTGGAACATTAAGAGTTGTAGGACAGGATACTGATGATAGTGCTGGTACACTAGCATATGTCGATGACTTTTCAGAAGATAACCCAAATGCTTTTGTACTAAGTGCAGTACAAAGCGGATCAAGTATAAGCATCCAATATACAAGCACCATAGCGGCAACCTTTAAATATTCAATCGAACATCTTTCTGTATAATTAGTGTATAAGATTTTATTTCCAAAACCACCTATTGTGGTCTTGCAAAAGTCTGCCGCATATGTTATACTTTATAATAAAGTTACTATATAGTCCAAGTAAGCACTATATTATACACACTTAATTGGAATGTAGATAAATTAGTAAATATGAAAACATTAGACAACACAGAAATTACACGCAACATAGACTCTGCTATGTTTGCACACAAGATTCGATAGAAAGGCCCCCTCAAAATGATATTACAAGTTACTAAACGTGACGGCAAAAGAGAACCATTAGATATAGAAAAATTACATAAAGTTGTTTGGTGGGCATGTGAAAATATATCGGGAGTAAGTGCAAGTCAAGTAGAGATTAGTAGCAATGTACAATTCTATGAGGGCATATCAACTACAGATATCCAAGAAACACTAATAAAAAGTGCCGCCGATCTAATATCAGAAGAAACACCAAACTATCAAACAGTTGCTGGTAGACTTATTGTATACCACATAAACAAAATGGTGTATGGCGGAGCAACACCGTGGCATGTTTATAAACTTGTTAAGCACAATGTTGAAGCGGGTTTCTATGATGCAGAACTGTTGAGTGAATACACAGAAGAAGAATGGAACACTATCAACGGTTGGATCAAACATGAGCGTGATGAACAACTTACCTATGCGGCAATGGAACAGTTTAGAGGCAAGTATCTAGTCCAAAATAGAGTAACTAAAACACTGTACGAAACGCCACAGATGTGTTACATGCTGATTGCGGCTACACTGTTTCAAGACTATGATCGTAAAACAAGACTGCGTTGGGTAAAAGATTATTATGATGCAATCAGCACACACCAAATAAGTTTACCTACTCCTGTTATGGCTGGAGTGCGTACACCACAAAGACAGTTTTCAAGTTGTGTTCTCATTGAAGCAGATGATAGTTTAGATAGCATTAATGCAACTTCTAGTTCAATAGTGAAGTATGTTTCGCAAAAAGCAGGCATTGGTATTAACGGCGGACGTATTAGAGCATTAGGTTCACCAATACGTAACGGTGATGCATATCACACAGGTGTTGTGCCATTTTACAAAATGTTTCAAGCGGCCACACGTAGTTGTTCACAAGGTGGAGTACGTAACGGAGCGGCTACACTATACTATCCACTGTGGCATCTCGAAGTTGAAGATTTGCTTGTACTTAAAAACAACAAAGGTACAGAAGACAACAGAGTTAGACATATGGACTACGGAGTACAGTTTAACAAATTGATGTACGAAAGACTAATGCAAGGTGCAGATATTACATTGTTTTCGCCAAATGATGTGCCTGGATTGTATGATGCATTCTTTCAAGATCAAGACAAGTTTCGTGAACTATACGAGGCCGCAGAACGTAAAACAAGCATACGTAAGAAGAAGATTAGTGCTACAGAACTTTTTTCTGCATTTATGCAAGAACGCAAAGACACAGGCAGAATTTATTTGCAAAATGTAGATCATGCCAATGAACACAGTAGTTTTAAAACTGATGTTGCTCCAATCAAACAAAGCAACTTGTGTTGTGAAATAGACTTGCCAACAAAACCTTTAAACGATGTAAATGACAAAGAAGGTGAAATAGCATTATGTACATTAAGTGCAATTAATTGGGGCAGTTTTACAAATCCAGAAGATATGGAAAAAGCATGTACTCTTGCAGTACGTGGACTTGATGCATTATTAAGTTATCAAAACTATCCTATTATTGCCGCACAAATGGCAACAGAAGGTAGACGCCCATTGGGTGTTGGTATTATTAATCTTGCATACTTTTTAGCAAAGAACGACACCAGTTATTCAGATCCAGATGCACTTAAACTAGTGGATACTTGGGCACAACATTGGAGTTACTACTTGATAAAAGCAAGTGCAGATCTTGCAGAAGAGTTTGGTGCATGTCCGCTGAATGATGAAACAAAGTATTCTGATGGAGTATTACCTGTTGACACATATAAAAAAGATGTAGATGAATTAGTAGTACATGTTGATACAGTTGATTGGACAGGACTTAGAACACAGTTACGTAAAACAGGAATACGTAATTCAACACTGATGGCTCTTATGCCTGCTGAAACTTCAGCACAAATAAGCAACAGTACAAACGGTATTGAACCACCAAGAGCATTTGTAAGTATTAAACAAAGTAAAGATGGCGTACTTAAACAAGTAGTGCCAGGATTTGCACGTTACAAAAACAAATACGAATTACTATGGGATCAAAAGTCACCTGAGGGTTACTTAAAGATTATGGCAGTCCTGCAAAAATATATTGACCAAGGCATAAGTGTAAACACGTCTTACAACCCCGTACACTATGAAGATGAAAAGATACCAATGAGCGTAATGCTACAACATCTGCTACTATGTTATAAATACGGCCACAAGCAGTTGTATTACTTCAACACTTTTGATGGTGCTGGAGAAATTGACATCGATAAAATGAACGAAACACAACAACAAAACATAACTATCGAGGATCCTATGTATGAGGAAGCCTGCGATAGTTGCACAATATAGGAACGACAATGAGTGTATTGAATACAGCCAACAGAGATCATACGACTAGTTTAGCATTTTTAGACCCAGCAGGCGGAGTGGGCATACAAAGGTATGACACACTAAAGTACAGACAGTTTGATAAACTTACAGACAAGCAGTTAGGATTCTTTTGGAGACCTGAAGAAGTAGATGTATTGCGTGATGCCAAAGACTTCAAAGAACTGACTGCAAACGAGAAGCATATCTTTACAAGCAATCTCAAAAGACAAATCTTACTAGACAGTGTACAAGGCAGAGCTCCTAATGAAGCATTTTCGCCAATTGTTAGTTTGCCTGAGTTAGAGAACTGGATTATCACTTGGACATTTTCAGAAACAATACATTCAAAAAGTTATACACATATCATCCGTAATGTATATTCAAACCCAAGCAAAGTGTTTGATGAGATGATGGACATACAAGAGATTATTGACTGTGGTGACGACATTACTGCATACTACAATGACCTAATTGAAACATGCAGTTACTATAATTTACTAGGTGAAGGAACACATACTGTTAACGGCAAAAAAATAGTTATTGATATGTACGAACTGAAGAAAAAACTTTGGACATGTCTAGCAAGTGTAAACATTTTAGAAGGCGTACGTTTTTATGTATCCTTTGCTTGTAGTTGGGCGTTTGCTGAACTTAAAAAAATGGAAGGTAATGCTAAAATTATTAAATTTATTGCACGAGATGAGAACGTACATTTGGCAAGTACACAACAGTTAATGAAGATACTTCCACAAGACGATCCAGACTTTGTTAAAATAAAAGCAGAGTGTGAACCACTTGTGATAAAAATGTTTGAAGATGCAGTAGAACAAGAATGTGCTTGGGCCGACTACTTGTTCAAAGATGGATCAATGATTGGACTAAATGCACAGTTACTCAAAGAATATGTACAATGGATTGCAAACAAACGTATGATTGCAGTTGGTGTACCAAGCAGTTACAAAGGTGCAAGTAATCCTTTGCCTTGGACACAAAAGTGGATTGCAGGTGGCGATGTACAGGTTGCTCCACAGGAAACGGAGATAACTAGTTATGTTAACGGCGGAACAAAACAAGACGTAGATAAAAATAGCTTTGCAGGATTTAGTTTATGAGTATTGAAATTTATACAAAAGACTTGTGTGGTTATTGCGATGCAGCCAAAGACTTATTTGATCACATGGGTGTACAGTATAATCAATACAAGATAGGCACAGACGTTACAAGAGAACAACTATTAGAAATTGCACCTAATGCAAAAACTGTACCACAGATTGTCATACATGGACAACTAGTTGGCGGGTACGATGATCTGTGCGAATATATAGAAAATACAGGGTTCAACGGCACCGGATACTAATTAAGTAGTAACCTCGGAGAACACATGTTTGAAAAAGATAAAATTTATTCACTAAGACTCAGTGATAGCAGTGAAATCATCTGTAAAATTGTAAGCAGTGATGCTGAAAAAACTATAATATCAAATCCTTTTAGTTTACTTCCAACACAAAATGGTGTACAACTTTTGCCTGCAATGATGAGTGCAGACTTTGCAAAAAATGTAACCATAAATACAAATAATATAACACTTACATGCGAAACTAGTATGGATGTACATGCAACATACATACAAGCAGTAACAGGTATTGTTACGCCAAAGAAAACTATATTGACAGGATAAAAATGCCAGGGGCAGTTAGAATAGGTGATGTAAACTCAGCAGGTGGCGCCGCAGTAGGTGCTGGTGCAACCAGTGTGATCATCAATGGTCGACCTGCTTGTTTAATAGGAACATCAGTAACACCTCATCCATGTTGCGGAGCTCCAGGTTGTGGAATTCATTGTGCGGCAAAGACCACACTTGGATCTATGAGTGTAATTGCAACAGGCAAACCAATTAACTATGTCGGATCACCAGATACTTGTGGACATTCACGAGCTAATGGTAGCACTGACGTAATTATACCGGCAGGTTAAAATGGCTTGTGGTGGTGCAATTACGGCTACAGTGCTTACTGCTGGTGCAGGTATGGTTGGCGATGTTGGTGGACAAGTTTTAAAATCTACAAGCGGAATAACAAACAGTATTAAAGATGCCACTACCGGATTAACTGGTAGTGTTAGTATGGCTAGTTTTACAAGCAATCAGGCTGCCTTTCAAGGTTTAGCGGCGCCTAGTGCATTGACTAGCACAATAAGCAAAGTAAGTGCATTAGGTGGCACAATGCCACAAACATTCAGCAACATGGCAAGTGGCTTAGGCGACAACGTGTTCAGTGCAGGCTTTGATGTATTCTCAGGCGATGCACTGTCAGTATTAGGTCCAGCAACAGGCATAGGAAGTGTACTTCCAGCTGGCTTGACAGAGGCCGCAAGTGTTATGGGAGGCAGTGTCTCAGGCATAGATATTGTAGGAAATGCTAAAAAGTTTGGAAGTACATTTGCTAGTGCAGATGGCTTTGTCGGAAGTGTGAATTCAATGATATCTGCCGCAACTAATAGTGCTAGTGCGTTTGCTGGCGGAACATTTCCAGGTATGGATAGCATTATGAGTGGTAACCTCACTGGTATTACAAATGCTCTGCCAGACTTTGGTGCTGACTTAGGCAGTCTCGGTAGCACAATAAATTTAGAAAGCATAGGTGATCTTGGTTCCCCAGGACAATTACTTCAAAATATGGATCTTGCTGGTAACTTAGGACCTATGTATGATAAAGTTGCTAACATCACAGTAGATCCACGTATTGCCAGTAGTTTAGGTGGTGATTTAAGTACAATAACCAATGCAGTGAATACAGGCACAAGTGGGATTTCGATCGGCAGTCTTGGAGTTGACATTAACAAAGTAGCAGAGCTTGGGCCTGCACTTCCAAAGAATATACAAAGTCAAGTTTTTGATGCATTTGATGGGTTAAGCACAACAGAATTAGGTGATGTAAAAGGCATATTAGGAAATACCCAAGCGGCAATAGCAAAAGGTGGAGATCTTATGAATCCACAAAAGTTATTTCCTACAAGTTTTTCAACACTTACTGCTCCTCTTAGAACAGCCAGTGTGGGTGACCGGGCAATATACACTGCTGACGGATCTGTAAATGCAGAATTTGACAGCCTTGGAGATGCTCTTAAAGGATCATTGCCAGATGATTTAGCAGTTGCTAATGGTGCACTTTCACGAAGTTTTGGACAAGTTAAAGGAATAGATGGAAGTACTTCAAAATTATTATCTACTGCGGCCGCAACTGCTGAAACATTTAAAGACTTAGATCTAATAAAAGCTCAGACACAATATGTAACAGATGATGTAAAAAACTTTTGGACTACTACATATAAAACACAAAGCGGTATTACACTTGCAACCGGGCCAAACGGAACATATACTATTAGTGATGTAATTGGCTATGCCGCTGGATATAACAGTGCCGCTCCTCTTCAACAGAACAAAATTGAAATGGAAAAACTTATTGCATCAGGAGCAATGGATGTGTTTACACGTGATGATGGATCAGGAAGTGCAAACACAGGAATATACAAGGTAATAGATTATTTTTGTGATGGTGCATATGATCCAACACCGCCAGCAGTTACACCTTTTGTTATTCCAGCAGGTGTGTACGGTGCAGGAACCTATGCAACACAAACTGCTGCCTTTGAAGCTATCATAGCCGCCGCTAAGACATTGATGCAAAATTTCTTTACTGCAAATCCTGGAGCACAGATTATACAAAGAAACTTTAAACGTATGCAAGAACAACAAGCAAGAGAAAAACTTATACGTGCAAAAATGGATTTAGACTTATCAGTAGTACAAACACAAGATAATAATGCAGTACAACTAGCAAGTAATTTGCCAGCATATGCACTTGATACAAGTGCAGGTGGAGCAAGTGAAGTATTAGAACGTGTAATGAATTTTTCAAGTACTGGCGGACAGGCTGCCGTTGGTGCAATGCGTGAAGCTAGGAATGTAGACAAACTTGCGACTGCAAATATTCAATCAGATGCGCCAATACCACAAACACTTCCTTCTAATCCTGGACAAATAGCAACTAGTACATTTACGGTTGCAGAAGCAGATGCAGTAATTGTAAGGTCATAATGTTTAACACTGAAAAAATTACACAAGCAAAAGCAGACTTTGCAGTAAAAAGATATTGTGTAATTGATAACATACTAGAAGACAAATATATTAATGCCTTATATAATGCTGTGCCTAATATGCCATATCAACTTCGAGCAAGGGCCACTGGCACAGAAGTCCGCACATATCCAGAAGGCTACAAACAAACTACTGATTTTAGCAATACATTAGAAGAATATATTGACAAGGCAAAAGACTGCTTCAGTTACTTTCATCATGTGTATGTGGCAGCAAGATCTAAAAAGATGCATGATGATGGATTAGTAACAGAGTTCAATCATGTTGTGCAAGAAGATTATACATATGGGAAACCAGACTACACATTTCATGCTTTGGCAACTGCGATTACAGGCTTTCCTAACATGATAGCAAAAAACGGAAACTATGGATACTATGATTACCAAAGTTGGTTAAAAATGCACAATGATGTACGTAGATGGTGTGCTTATATTTTTTATTTTAATGAAACGTGGGAACCAGACTGGGGCGGACAACTGTGTATTATGCACAAGGATGGAAAAGAAATTAAGGAAAGCATAATACCATATGGCAACAGGCTTGTGTTAATGGATGTAAGCAAAGTAGATATCAACTCACACTTTGTTTCGCCAGTTAGCATTGGAGCAGACCATCCTCGTTATAGTCTAAGCGGTTGGTTTTATGCAAAAGAAAAAGATGGTCCACAACCAGAAAATAGGTTGACAATCTAGTAGAACCGTAGTATATTAATAGTATGATATGTAACAGGAATGGAGACATCACTCGTGCTAAACAAAATAAAATACACTTCAGAAAATTATAATGGATTACAAGTGGCTTGCGATTGGATACAAGATCTTGAGGAAAATAATAGTCGCATACACAAAGAAGGTGTAATCGAAAAAGCATTAGTAGCGGCTAGACTAGGTAGTCATAGTGCAGAATGCTTTTTATACAATTGCTACCTTGCATACAATCCATACTTTATGTATAACATTAAACAGGTTCCAGAAACACAAGGCAACGAACACAGAGAAAATCCTTGGGTAGCATTTTGGGGATTGTGTGAAAGTCTACGTACTAGAACTATTACAGGTAATGCGGCACGAGAAGCAGTAGAACTTATGAGTGAAAAGTTTGACAGCGATCAATGGAACCTTTTAGCAAGACGTGTGCTTATAAAAGATTTACGTTGTGGTATTACAAGTAAAACACTTAACAAAATAGTTGGCAAAACTGAATGGAAGATTCCTGTATTTGAAGTGCAACTAGCAACAGATTCAAAAGGCCATCCTAAGAAACTTGCTGGTGAAGTTATGATTGAGCCAAAGTTAGATGGTGTAAGAACTATTGCAATCATCCATGCAAACGGAACTGTTATGCTTTACAGTAGAAATGGTAAAGAGTTTGCAAACTTTCCGCACATAGCAGAACAGTTAGGCAAAATAGCCGCAACTTTTAGGTCGCATGACACTGACGATATAGTTATTGATGGAGAAATAACTGGTAAGAGCTTTCAAGAACTGATGAGAGGTGCTACTAAAAAAGATCACACTGCAACTGATAGTGTGTTTAATGTATTTGACTTTATGAAACTAGAGGACTTTAAACGTGGCTTTTGTAACACAAGCCAAATTGATAGGCTACTTGCATTAGAAAGTATAGTAAATAGAGTAGAGATGCAAAATGTTGTTATGGTTAAAGGTAAGCAAATTAACTTAGATGAACCAGAAGCACATAAATTTATGGCAAAGTATGCAAATGACTGTGTTGCAGAAGGTTATGAAGGCATTATGATTAAGAAACTGGATGCTCCATATGAATGTAGACGTAGTACATTTTGGATGAAATGGAAGCCAGTTATAACAGTAGACTTGGAGGTAATTGACATTGAAGAAGGAACAGGAAGAAATGCAGGACGTCTGGGAGCTCTTGTATGCGAAGGTGTCGACG